CGCGCAAGCCCGCGAAAGCTTTGCGAGTATCCGCGAGCCTATCCCGCGTTAGACTGTAGACGGCGACTTTCGGCGTAGACATCGTTGTCCAGTGAGATGGGAGAGGCGTCCGGTTTGCGAACGAGCTGAAGATTCTCTCCGTGCCAGTAGTAGTCAGTGAGTACCTGATAGACTGGGCGAGCTGTAAGGCCCGCCAAGGCCCAGCGGTAGACAAAGTTCCAGTCTCCGAAGCGCATGAGATCCTCATCCCACCCTTTGCCGTCGATAGTGGCGAGGCGGTAGTAGGCTCCCTTGGCGTGGAGGATATCGCTAGTGTCGATGTAGTTACCTAGCTTGATTGCTTCGGCATTGAAGGGGCCGATGAGGCCGACGCCGACGAGGTTCATCTCGGACTCGAATCCCTCGTCTTTAAGATAAGCTCGCGTGCAGTATACCATGTCGCAGTCGTGCCTTCGGATCGCCTCCCATAGCACTCGTAGATGATTCGGTCGCCACACGTTGTCGTCGTCGAGGTAGGCGATGAATTCGCCCACGCTGTGTTGGACTCCGACGTTGTGCGGGCGGGCGTGGTAGCCACTGTTTTCGCCTAGTTTGTAGTAGAGCAGGGGGATGTGGCGGAGGGCGAAGTGTTTCTCCAGATCCTTGAGCACCGCCACGTTATCGGTATCGCTCGCATCATCCACCACCAGTACCTCGAAGGTGGCGTCTTTGATGTCCTGGGCGAGGACAGAGCAGAGAGCGCGACGGAGTTTGGCGGGACGATTGTAGGTGGTGAGCACGACACTGATGTCAGGATACTCATACTTCATACCTTCGCGTCCTCGAAGAGATCCTTGCAGCAGCCGTCTCCCCACACCTGCGGCTGACAGTATGAAGTATATGCAATCTCGCCAGACTTGTCAAGCATTTTCACCGGCATACCGTGGTATCTTTTCGAATACACCTTGCAGGTGCAGCCGTTTTCCATACCTAGCGTGCCGTCGAGGTTCTCGCAGCGGACTCCTCGCGAGTCGCCCATCCACTGAGCCGTGCAGCAGTAGCCGATGCGGTGACAGACACGGCTCATATGGCGGCTACGATGCCCTGCGGCTTGCGCTTGAGAAGTGCGTAGCCTACTCCATCCACCCCTAGCCACATCTTGATCATCTCATTCGGCTCGATGATGCCGTCTGCGATCAGGGTGGTGAGTGCCTCCCGCCAGCCCAGTGCCTCGATGTCGCCATCCTTCGTGAAGACAGTGCGCTCAGGGAACTCACCCATCGTCACGCCCATGAGGTGTTCGAGGGGCTTCGAGGGATCCTGCGACTCACGATAGAGACCCGCATTCTTGTAGGCGTTGAGGCGCGAGACCTCGAACTTGAGGGAGCGCGAGGTGGGGTTGGCTCCCATGATGAGATCCTTAAACACTGCACTGGGCATTGAGCCGTGGTAGCCGTCAGCCATTGTATCTCCAGAAGGGGGTGGCGGCTTTTGTCGAGAGCCGCCCAACTCGGGGCCTTACTTCAGCCACTCTCCGTCAGGTTCCTGCACGGTGCGCGTGTTGGGAGGAGCGGACTCCTCTGCAACACTCAGAGCCGTGATCACGCCGATAGCCTGACCCTCGGTGCCCATGCCACTCGGGCCGACGTGATTCGCGGAGTTGGAGCGAGCTTTGGCGTCTGGTACGACACCTCCACCCGCAGCCGGGTTGCCCCCGCTGTCGCCAAAAAATCCAGTCGGAACGTCCATGTTACTCATCCTTCAGTGAAGCTTTCGCGTTAGGAGATTTCTGAAAATTGTCGATACTGAGACCGTGAGCCATCACTGCGTCCCAGGTTGTGGTGTCGAGGCCGTCCATCGGCTTCTGGATCTTCATCTGGTGATTCCAGTTCCGCTGGTCGTCCCACTGGGCCTCATCACGAGGCGGATGGGAGTTGTCGAGACGCCCCACACCACAGTCCTTGCCTTCTTTCTCAGGAGTGTTGTCTTTCACGAGTCCTCCTTAGATAGCGGTGGACTTGCCGCTGACGAGCCGGATGAATCGGTTCGTGGTGTCAAGCTTGGCGGTGGCGAAGTAGACCTTCGCACCGATGGTCGCCAACTGGTTCACCGGGTCGGAGGTTCCGCCGGATCCGAGTTGCTTGACGAATACGCGCGCGGAGCCCTCGTCCAGCTCGACCACTCCGTAAGCGCCAGGTCCGCAGACGTAACCCTGGAAGCCGCTGACAGAGCCGCTGATTCCGCCTGCACCGAAGAGTGCCTTGACGTTCGAGCTGCGCACGACTCGAATCCCGTACATCTGCCCCACCTCGCCACGGTAGAGGTTGCTCACCGTGTCGTTGGAGGCATACTTATTCACGTCGATCCATCCCCCGGTCGTGGTGTCGGACTGGATGTCCCAGATCTGATAGGGGTGGAGGATTGCCGCGTAGAAGCCGTCCGGGAAAGTCTTGGCGTTTGCGGCGTTGAGAGTACGCAGGCAGCGGAGGATGTCCTTCGCGGTGACTCGATTAGCCGCCACGATGGAGCCCGAGGCTGTGCCGCTGGCGCGCACCATCGTTCCGACGCCCGCGACAGAGAGAGTCGTGCGGATGGTGTTGTCGATGCTGAGCGCGAGGGACTTTGAGACTTCCTGAACTGCGCCCGCGATAGTGTCGCTGATCGCCGTCATGACCACGAAATCCGAGTGCCGGGCCGCAATCGCATAGCCTTTGATTGTAGCCGAGACGATGGTGGCCGACATGCCGGAGGTGGTGATGGCGGTACCTTCTGTCACAGAGGCAGCCGCAGCGAGCTTCACCCAGCGGTTGAACAGGATGGTCGCACCAGAGTTGGCAGGGATCTTCCTCTTCTCAGCGAACTGATAGAGGTAGAGATCCGGGTAGAGGTTGTCGAGGAGCAATCTGTCATAGTACCTGCCGATTAAGCCCGGCAGTACTGCTGACAGAGTAGTAGGGGTCGTCATGAGTTAATCTCTCTATCCCCTTCGATGGAAGTCCTGGACGCGACCGGCACCAAGGGAGGCGAGCGCTTTCTCCATCTGCGCGGCGTCCTTGAGATTACCGAATGCGTCCACGTTGATCTGGGCTCCCGACTGGGGGATCGAAGAAACAGGCTGAGTCTGTGGTACGTAGACCTGCTGGCGGACACCCGCCTGGGCAGTTTGAGAGGTCCGCGTAACTTCCGCTGCGGTGGCGGTGCTGGCCTCGCTCCGTCGCGTCTTGATGAGAGCGCCTATCACAGCGCTGCGCTCAGCCGGAGAGAGTGAGGGGAGCGAGGGGAACTCAAGGCGAATCAGGGCAGCCTCCTCGGGAGTCACACCAGCCTGGGAAAGTTGGGCCTGCACAGCCATTTCCTCGATGCGCTGGTTGAAAGAGTTCATCAGAACGTCGCCTGCGTATACGAGCGCATTCTGAATCTCTGCTGCGGTGGGATAGTCGTTGGGTTCCCGGTTCTGAAAGAGGCGGACAGGTTGCTGGGGAACGTAGCCCTGAGCAGGCTGCGACGCGGCTCGCTGGCTAAGGGAGCCCAGGAGCTTGCGAAGATCCCCGATGGTATTACCCTGATCGCCTACGATTTTCTTGAGACGAGCAATTTCGGATGAACTAGTATCTTCAGGAGCAGCCGCCGCCTGAGCAGCAGCGGGCTGAGTGTTCTGCTGAACTGCCCACGGATTCTCGGCGCTGGTGATCTGATTCGCCTCGTTAGTGCTGCCATTATCCATGTGCTGCGGAGCATCAACGAGTCCAGGTGGCTTGCCGAAATCTGGGTCTGTGCTGACATCGAAAGTCTTAACGCCGTCCATGGGGTGCCTCGGTGAGCGAGCTAATCGATTGCCTGATCAAATCCCAGCGTCTCGACTGCCTGCGCTCGGTTCTCGTGCTGTCGATTGAGAGCGTTTTTCTCACCCTGTTCGAGTGCATGGCGCGCCCGTTCGCCATTTTCGATGAGTCGGTGCGGGAACTCTAGTACTCGGTCAAATGCGAAGACCATTGCTCGCTTCTCGTTGTCGAGAGAGAGGGAGTCACTGTGGCGAAGGAGTTCGTTGATCACTCCCTTCTTATAAGCCTCTAGATCAGCCGCCAGCTCGATCCACAGCTCGTGGCGGATCAGATTGTGAGCGAGTGCAGCGAGTCGAACACTATCCTCAAGACTTCGCTGCGGGTTTCGGCGCCGGGCGAGCCTTTGCTGCTTGAACTGCTGCATCTGCTCGGAGACGCTCGCGGGCAAGGTCAAATTGTCCCTTGACCACAGCCACGCCCACATCTGCTTGGCCTTCAGCTTGAGCTTTGTTAGCATCGAGATCCCTTTGAGAGAGGTGCTGAGCGACGGCTTGCTGAATCATCTGCTGCATCTGTTGCTGCTGTTCCTGGGCGATTTCGTCGGGAGTTTTGACGAACTTGTTCGCGTTGCGCCAGCCGAAGTCGTTGATCATCTCCACGGCGAACTCGCGCGCGCGGAGAGCCTGGGCGAGCTGCGGCCACGCAGTGGCGGCGTTGATCACCTGCGCGATGTCCTGGAGCTTGTCCTCGCGATTGAAGGCGAAGATACCGGAGTGGATCACGATATCGACAGGGGACTGAATCTGGCTGATGTCAAGTGGCACCATCGTGTCGGGCATGCCGACGAGCCGCAGGAGGCGGTCTGGGGGGAGGTGGCGCTGGTAGAGCTTGAACATGCGGGTGAGCAGCTCTTTCTTAACGGTGTAGTCGAGCCACATGGTGTTCAACTCGAAGCGCGCATTGCCCTGCGTCATGCGAGTTTGGATCTCGTGGGCGGTGGCGCGATTCGTCTCCATGTTGCCCTGTGCGAGAGGAGTCGCTGCGGAGGCTTGCTCCATCTGAGAGACTTTATTCGCGCTCTCAGTATATGCCTCGGGGAGGACCGCCTGCTTAGCGAGGGGGAAGAACACCTCCGAGGGATTGCCGTCCACGAAGAGTGCGCCGCCGGGCTGGAAGAGGAGCTTATTGTCAGTCACCCCAGCTTGCCGGTTGATGATGTATTGACCCCACATATTCTGCTGAACTTCGTCCATCCGCCAGTTCTCGATGCGGTTCATCTGATCTTGCAAAGGGCCGATGTAGCGGATGATGGACTCGCCGTAGAGACGGTTCGGAATGGGGATCGACTTGATGGGGAAGTAGGGGATGCGGAGATCCGGCGTGGGCATGGGAATGTCGCGGATCACGGTGGTGCCGTTAGCGATCTCGTGGAGTCTCCACGCTACTCCATCGGGTCCACGCAGATTCGGCGGCACCCAGCCCCAGCAGTGCCAGAGTCTCACGACTGGTCCGTCGCGTGAGAGGCGAGTCGTGTCGAAGCTGATTCCCTCAACGGTGTTCTGCTCGTTACCGAAATCGGCACTGTTGTCAGTGGGGCCGATGCTCACCGGGAGCACTTGATCGAGATTCTGATATACCCCGGTGGCGTCCTGAGCTTCGAGGAGCTGATCGTAGTTGATATCAGTCTGCTCAATAAACCAGCGGTTGTGGCCGCTAGGATCGGGCCAGCCATGCCAGAGATCCACCCAGTTGAAGTCCGGGTCGTCGTAGCTCAGCTCGGGATCCATCTGCTGCTGAGAGGAGACTCGCTGGCGGCCCTGCTCATCGAAGGAGGGATTGCCGTACTCGTCGGTGAGTATCACCGGCACGTCGCGCACCTTCCAGCCGCGCTCCTGCCGCCACGTCACCTTGCCCCAGACGTGGCCCATGATCAGCGCATACTTGAGCGCCTCATACAGCTTCGGGAAGAGCTGCATCTTCTCGACGCCGTAGAAGAGGAGCGACTGGACTGCTCGCTCGTACTGCTCACCGAGACCCTGAGTACTCTGCACCGTGAACCACTCCGGCCCGCTGAACATGCCGATGATGTGGCGCGGCAAGATAGTCTCGATGATCTTGAATATCTCAGGCACCACCTCGTTCGAGCGCCACCAGTCCACCGGATCGC